CTAAAATTGAATAGTATCATATGTTCCAGAATTCAAATAGTATAGTGCATTATCGTGTAAGTTAAAACCAACAGTTACTATAGTTCCTGGAAATGGATAAGCCAAAGTTTTAAAACGATGCTTGTCTTTATTAATTTCAAAAGTTTCCGTGTCAGAGAGTATGTAGAAAGCGCCATGGTTTAATTCGACAAAGTCTTGAATAAGAGATAGACCAATACCGCGAGGTTTCTGACTGTGGGAAGTTGAGTTTCCAGATTCGAGAGCCCATTTAAGCGGGTGATCTGGTACAGTTAAACTATGTTCTGAATGATATCTATTAACATTATATGATATAGTTTCGCCTGTGTCTACAATTGTAAAGTAAAGCATGTAACTACGGGGAAAATATTGCCCGCATGTAAAAACGTGTTCGCTTGTAGTGTGATCAGAGACATTTTTGAAAAGCTCCAAAAGGGAGTCACGAATGCTGTCGCTTACCGCCGTGGTCATCATAGGTAAGTCATTTCTTGTAAATAAGTTTAATGTTAAGTAACGCTCGTATTCATCGATCTGGTCAACCAAAAAACTTTTATACGGAATAACTGTATTATGCTTATCAGGCTTCTTTTCCAAACCTAAATGTTTATGAAAACCATTTTTCTTTATCGTATCCGCAATCCGCGGTTTTATACCAGTAATAAAAAGCGAATTCGGATCAGGGTTACGTAGAGTATATTCATAAAAAATACAGCCAAGTACAGAAAATAAATTAGATGCAATAAACGTAACTGCACTTAAATCAACAGAAACTTTTGATGAGGTTGTATTTTTCAATAAATCGGCCAGCTGACATAGACAATTATGGGAACAAAACCCATTCTGCAAGTCGTGCTTGATGTAAAAAATCTCTCTATCATCGTCATCCATACAAAATCCCCCTCGTTAAATCTATATTATTTTGAAATCCATAATTCTTTCATCATATCCAGCAATCCGCGCAATCTGAGATTTACCTACTCCTGGATATTCATATATAAGATCATCTGAAATTAATAGTTCTGCTGCAAACGTATTTGCTTCGATTTCTATCTTGGAAGTCAGCAGAAGAGTCTTGTTCCGGATGAAATAGCAGTTCTCTTTTCTGTGCATGATCGAGTGTGCCAACTCATGAGCCATAACAAGTGTTCGCTCGTGCTCTTCTAGATCTTCATTTAAAAATATACATTTATGATTCTTCAGAAACATGTAGCATCCGGCTCGATTACCGAGAGAACCGGTTTGCACTTCTACATTTAGATGCTCTGCCAGTTCGAACGGATCTCTGGTGTTGAATTTTTTAACATAGCAAGCGACCAAACGCTTGATATCATGCGCTTTCAAATTTACCACCTACTTTTTGTTCTTGTTCGGGTTGTATTTTTCTTTGTTGATAGGTTTCAATCGGCGCATCATAAGCTCAATCTGTCCGAGGAGCAGTTCTGCATCTTCCTCCGGAATGGGTTCCCCATCGTAAGAGAGAGGACCATCTGAACCACTTAATAATTTGCTCCGAATGTTTTCCATATCTCTCGCGATGTCCCGTTCATCTTTTGCAGTTAAATCTTGAGACTTTTCTGCATCGGAGGCGTTTGCACTTTCAAGTAGAAAATAAGTAAGAGGAACACCAAAATAATCAGCTATTTTCTGCAATTTATCAGGCTTTGGTGTACTGATTCCTCGCTTCCAATCACTCAAAGTAGATTGCGATACTCCTGTTTCCTTACTTACTTTATACGGAGTTATATTGTTTTTGAGTAGTAATTTATTAAAGGCTTCGTACATAGTAAGCGGAGATGAAATAATTTTCTTTTCTTCTCCTGTAAAATATTCGACGGTAACTCCAAAATAATCGGCTATTTTTTGCAATTTTTCACGCTTAGGTGTGTATTTACCTTGCTTCCAACTTGTTAATGTAGCTGTAGTTACTCCTGTTTCTTTAGCAACTCTATATGCGGTTACATGATATTTGTTTAATAATTCTTCAAATTTCTCATACATAATTTTCCTCTCTCAAATCAACTTAGAAAACTATGCTAAAAAGTATTGACTAGCACAGAAAACTATGCTATAGTACGAATATAGCTTAGAAAACTAAGTTAATAGCTTTGGTTTCTTGTGTAGCTTAGGTGATGATTTGATTATATAAGAAACCTTAGCTAATGTCAAATTATATTTACAATGGAGGAGGTGTAAAAGTGTACGAAAAATTTCAAATGTTATTGGATAAAACAAACAAAACAGCTTATCAGGTGGCTAAAGAGACAGGAGTTTCGACAGCAACATTGTCTAACTGGAAAAATGGAAATTATATTCCTAAAACAGATAAGTTAAAAAAGATTGCAGATTACTTCGGAATTACAGTTGATGAATTAATCAGTGAAGAAACGGGTGATGACACACCTAGAGTACATTTAACAGTGCAGAAAATTACAGAGGATGAGGAGGGGTGAGCAAGATTGATTGGATTAAAAGTGAAGAAATATTTAGACAAAAACGGAATAAAGTATTCGTATTTGTCTGAAAAAGCAGGTATTCCAATGAATTTGTTGAGTCCAACATTAAATGGAAAACGAAAGATGAGTGTAGAAGAGTATTTCAGAATTTGTGGAGTGCTCGGATTGTCAGCAGAAACATTTGCTCCGGCAAATAATCAAAGCAACGAATAGACGGAAGGTGAATAAGAGTGGAAGAAACAAAAAAAGAATTGGAAAGCCTTAAACGAAAGACTTCCCAATTATACTGTTTGATATTAGTAATTTTGATTAATGTATTGTTTTTTGCTGTTGCACAGACAAAACAATCTTGCACTATTCAGGATTACTATTACCAGACCCTGGAATTTGATCGACAGATTCATCAGGGACTGGAGGAGCTGCTTTCTGAACTTGAGGATTTTCGAGCAAATCAGTAAGGGTATCGATTAAAAGATTTATCGATTCACTTTGAGAAGAAGGGGAGGAATCGATGGAATCAAAAAAATCACGAAGTAACTGATTTTCTTCCCGCTGTAACTGTATTTGCTCATTATGTGCTTCTAAATGCTCAGTCTGATATTCCTCGGTAGCATTAGAGTCATTGCTTTGAAAAAGGGTACCTGCGAGAGTTAAAAGGAGAGAAAACAAAAAGCTTAAGAGTAAATCAGAACTTACTTTGATGCGGCATTTCCCAACGGGAATGGTAACAGGACCAGTTAGATCAATTTCTTTGGCTATAGACTTGTCTACGGTTACATAGTCATCTACTGAAGTAGCGGAATCAGATATGGCACAAGAGTCTGAAGCGGCATCTGAATTATGAGACACATTAAGATTAAGGGGTCTATTAAGATAAATAGATGCCTGCATGAGAGCAGCAGAAAGTGAGGCAATGCTTTGGGCGGTATCATTGCGGAAAGAATTGGCTTGCTTTGATATAGTAGCAAAACTTTCGCCAAGAACAATAGATTGAGAATTATATATACTATTGAATTTCTTTAGGGATTCACAAAAAGCTGTCATGGATGCAAGAGTAGCATCTTGAGTAGATTTCAGAGAAGACTTGGATAGAGAACTTAGTGCGAGGGAAATGTTTTTTACGGCGATGCCGTTGTTGGAAGAAATAAGAGATGAAAGTGCTGAGATAGTCTTTTGCACTTCTGATGTAGTGTAGTCATCCATAATAAGACCTTCTTTCGTGATTTGATGAAAGAATTTTATCATAACATGAAAAAATGTTCAACTATTTATAAAACAGATTCCAGATAAAACACTGGATTATCTGTTTGCAACGGATGAAGGGAGTGAGTAGATGAAAAGATTAGATGGCCCAAATAGTGTAAAAGTAATTAATGTAATCGAGGTAAAAGCAAAACGTGGACTAGGGATAGAAAAAGACCCAGTACGCGAGATTACGCAGTACTGGGATATGGATGGAAATTTTCTTGCAGAAAGTGATAGTGATCCGCAATTCATTTCTGATCAGGTTAACTGGGAATCGGAACGATTGAAAACTATCGTTGAGGATTATTCAAAAAGTCCAAAGCTTCAGTAAAGCTAAGCTCATATTCAACATAAGCAACAGTTGCTTTAATAAAGCGTTTTAAATCTTGAACGTTGTAGTCTTGATGCTTACGTACATAATGAGTTTCATCATTTCCAATCCAAGCGGAAGCTTTGGCAAGCGTTTTGATTTTTTCGTTATCGACATAATTAGTGATGCATTTACTAAGCATAGAAGATTCTATTTGTTCTTTTAACTCCGGATGAATAGACATGGCATAGTCCTTTACAAGAAATTCCAGGGCTTTTCGATAGCCGATACCACAGAGCTCTGTTAAACCGGAATTTTCAGCTTTTTCAGATTGGTGATAGATTTCAACAAATTTTGGTGACAATGTAGCAAGCTCTTTTGAAAAATCTGTTGTTTCAGAAGATGCTGGGTATTGAGTTATTGCGAAACCATGCAGATCAGAATATTTTTCTTGAACCGAGTAAACTACGAAGAAACATTTACTGCAGGTAGGGCAAAAATAAGTTGCGTATGCCGTTATAGTTTCGGAAGAGTCCTGAAAGTAGTTAGCGTATTCAGGTGTACGAGAATACGCAGTTCCGCAACAAGGACATTTTGCAGGGAGATCTAAAGAAAATTTAATACTGGAGTTAAAACTATATGGATTTAGATCTTGTGCATAGATTGCTGTTTTCACTAAAAGCACCCCTTTCATCATTTGATAGAGAAATTATAGCAAATTAAGTTACAATAGCGCAACTGTAACATGTAGCAACCAATCAACACCATACATACCATACCACAGGGAGGTGGTACCCATGAAAGGGCAAACGATCATCGGTGAAACCCGGTTCATCATCAATGGTCAGCTGTATTCTCCGGAACAGATCGGAGAGCAGAGGGCTATGGAACTGATCAGACAGAAGGTTGATCAGGCGATGGAGGGAATCGGTTTTGAAAAGACATACAAGGAGAAGACCGCCTGAGGGCGGGGAGAGGAGGACAAGCTTATGGAAGCAAAAGAATTTGAAAAATTCTATTCGTTATGCGAAAGAACAGTCAGTCGTCAGAGACTTCTGGGAGCCGAGGATTCAGACATTGCATATCTGTTGCATGGGATGATTGCAGCACATCCGGAAGAAGAATATTCACCGGAGCAGATAGGAAAACTCCGGGATCTGAGTATTAAGAAAGAAAGTCAGAAAGAAACGGAGAGAATCATGCCAGAAGAAGAGTTCCAGCTGTTTTTTAAAAAGACAAGAGATACTATGGTTGAGCAGTGCGGAAGAGAATGCGGACGAGACTCGAAACGCGTGTTTTTGACCGGCTGGGTAACTGCTCCGACAGAAGATGTATACACGTCAGAGCAGCTGAGAAGAATCTTTGCCCTGGCGGATGAATAAAAATAAGTGCCGTTAGGGCTGCCACCCGTTCCGGCACTCAAACAAATAACCACTAATATTATACAGAAAGTTGATGAGAAAAGCAATGAGTACAGGAGAGTTAATAGGAACAATCGCATCCGTATTTGGATTATTTACCTGCAAAGCGGCCTTGCCGGCACTGATCTGGCTGATATTGGTATTTGCTTTCTCCATCCGGTTCGAGAAAGCACTGGATCGGATGGAATGCGGGAAGGATGAATACAATTGCCTGGAGGATGATGAATAATGGGAAAATCAAGAGCAACGAAGCCAACGCGGAAACAGAAGATCCTGATGAAGACTGCAAATATGGTCCCGCAAAACTGGCTGGTATTGAAAGAGACCGCAGAGGAACTGGTTGCAGTAAACCGCGGTTCCGGAAGAACTAGGAGGGTTCCGAAATGAACACTGAATACACGGTGAAGAATCCAGGAAGGGGAACTGGTTATCGGCTGCCACTGAACAACGATAAGATACGGCTCCAGAAAACGTCATATGGGGATGCCATTTACGGTGAACTCACTGACACGATCGGCAAAATGGAAACAATCATGAAACTTGAAAACTGGAAAACAATGCTTGACACGGTACCGGTGCAAGAATGGCAGGCCTATATAGAAAAAAGCCGATCAGCGCACAACTGATCGGCTTTTCCATCCTGTAAGGATAAATCATATATCACAAATATAATTTTACCTTACAGGATGGGAAAAGTCAAGAAAAACGGGGCTTCCGGGTCCCGTGTTAAACTCGATAAAGGGATTAAAGTTAGGACTATATACCATGTTTAAGAGGATTATATCATCCTTCCGGAAAGGGGATATCCTGGATATCAGTGAATTCCATGATGGAAGATATGGGGGACCGGGAGGCACAAGGAAAACAAAGGCAAAGCCGACAGAGGAAGAGATGCATCAGGCAAACTGGAGGGCAAAGAAAAAGAGATGCCGGCAGAGATTACTGATGTATTTTAAAGAGGGTGACTGCTGGGCTACCTGGACCTATGAAACGAAGAACAGACCGCCGGATATGAAAGCTGCACTGAAGGACTTCCAGAATGCAATGAAGTATGTCCGGAGGGAATACAAGAAACGGGGATATGAGGTGTTCTGGATCCGAAATATTGAGCGGGGAACTAAGGGAGCCTGGCATATCCATCTGATCATCAATGAGATCGGAGATACAGCGAGCATCATAACAAAAGCATGGAAAAAAGGCGGTACCTGGATCTCAGAGCTGCGAAAGAGCAAATATTACAGTGAAGACTTTGATCAGCTGGCTGCGTACATCACAAAAGACGAGCGGACGGTGGAAAAGAAGCAGGACGGGACGCCGGCAAAGCCAAGGATACGGGAGGCAAATTATAACACCAGCCGGAATATGCCACTGCCGCCACCGAAGAAACAGTACCTGAAACGCTGGAAAGAAGAGGTAAAACCGAAAAAAGGTTACTACATTGCCCGGATCTACGAAGGAATCAACCCGAAAACCGGATACAAATACCGGAGCTATACGATGATCCGGCTTAACAGGAGGGATTAACGTGTGGAAAGTAGATATTTACCTGGAAAATGCCGGGAAGTCTGTGAAAAGAAAAAAAGGCTGGTATGGATACGTCCTGGCCTATCAGGGACAGCGGTTCCACACACTGGAAGAGTTCCGGGAAACGGAAGATACCAAGAATGAACGCGATGTCCGGATGCTCCTGGAAGCGTTATCAAGGTGCAAGCCATGTGAGGCAGTGATCCACACGGAATCCCAGTATTTACAGGGAACTTTCGGCCGTCTGGCACACTACCGGGAGAACGGCTGGAAGAAGTCAGACGGTAACGAAATGAAATATAAAGAATTATGGCAGCAGGTATCCGATGCTGCAGTGGGGAAAGAGATAACCTTCCGGATGGGAACCCATGAATTTTCCGGATGGTTGCAAAGAGAGATACAGCACAAGGAGGAAAACAAAGATGTATGAGAAGTTTGGAGAATTTGATTCCTGGGAAGAGATCAACAAGGCAGCCCAGGCACAGTTAGAAGAGGGCGACCTGGATGCGATCAAGGAGATCGCGAAAGAAAACGGTCTGGACCCGGAGGATGTGGAGGACTTTTGCACCGGTACAATCGAAGAACTGACCACGCCAACACTGGCAGCGATCGGAAAACTGGATGCGGAAGCACAAGACCTGAAGATTGACGGCGTGCTGAAGGACTGGAAAGATTTTCTGGTGGAGCTGTGCACGGAAGACGAGTCGATGAGCCTTGCCGTGAGACGGAAAGGGAAAACCCTGAAAGAAGCGTTTGCGCGGATCCTGAAAGAAGGATTCGATACAAAAGCCCGCTTGGATGACCGGATCGTGAAGGCAGCAGGGCTGAAACCGCCCATCTATATGGGAATACCGGGAAAAGCAGCGGTGCGGAAGATCATCCGTGAGTATTACCTGGAGGTGAAGGCATGAGAACGTTCAAGGGATTCAACAATAACCTGCAGGCAACCTGCGGAAAGGGGACTTTCCAGTACCAGCCGGGAGTACTCTACCGGGAGGAAAAGAGCAAGACCAGAAGCGCAGGACTCCACGCAGCGGAGTATATCCTCGATTGCATGAGATGGTACCCACTGAACGGAAAGAACCGTTTTTTCAAGTGTACGTCAGGAGGAAGCATCGATGAGGAGGAAGGATGTTCCATGGTAGTATCCACAGAACTGCGACTGGAAGAAGAACTGAACCTGTACCAGATCGCCTACTACGCCATGGTATATATGCTGTACCATCCGGCGAGGGACTGGGAGTATTCAGATGCATACGTGACGGCTGGAAAAGAAATCCTTCCGGGGAAAGATACGAAGATCGCGATCGCAAGGGGAACCCATCCGGTGGTATACGGAACACAGGGGATCCTTGGGATGATCCTGGAAGATCAATATGGGGAGATCATAGGTGCCAAGATCGCCCAAGTGGGAAAAGAAGCCGAACCAGGAAAACGTTATACCCTGACGACGGACGGGGAGGTGCGGGAAGCATGAAGTGGAAACAACTGGAGACGGTACCGGCAAGAACCCCGAAGACAGATGCATACATGGCAACCGTAGAGGAACTGGGAAATGTCCTGATACTGGATGTCTGGGAGAACAGGGTGCGGAAGTTCCGGTACTGCATCGATGTGAAGACCGGGCAGCATGGGTATCTGGAAGAAACTTGGAGCAGAGGGAAGCTGCTCACAGCACTGGGAACCAACCCCAATTACTATTGGCCGAAAGACGTCAGATACCCGGCCATCAATAGGAAGGAAAAGCAATATTGCCTTGAAAAACTGAGTCGTGCAACGAAAGACGTATACCAGGCGATCGACTGGGAAGAAGCTGGCTATGACAGGGACAAACGTTGGGATGCTGAAAAGAGCAGACAGGATCGACTGGACGCGTATATGGAACAGGCTCCGGAAGTCCCGGAGAACCTGAGGGAATGGCTGTTTGAAAAGGCAGCAGGGGAAGATTACCTGATGAAGACCAGGAAAAAAGACGAGTACACCTGTACGAACTGTGGGGAAAAGTTCACGAAGAAAGAACTCTCAGAAAGCCGGCACAATCAATATATCAATTGCCCGGAATGCAAAAAAATACCTGCAGATCAAGACCCGGACAGAACGGATCCGGAAAAACACCCAATGTTACCTGATCCAGCCAATAGGGGAAGATATGGTGTTAAGGGTCATCTATGCCCACATTGAGTGGGAATGCCGGAAACATACAGTCACTCTGAATGAAGCGATCCGGGTCATAGGGTATAACCTGTTCAGAAAACGCAGATCTAAAAGAACGTACAGGATCTACTACCAGGACGGGCAGTCATGGGTAACCGGCAACCACGGGAATTACCGGGCGCAGCAGGGATACCTCTATCCGGGAGATTTTAAAGAAATCCTGAAAAACACAATCTACCAAAAAGTCTGGACAACCCTGGAACAGACGTCACAGAAAGGACTGTGTATGAATTATAACCGGTTACTGGCAGGAGTCATGCAGAGCGGGAATTATACAGGCGTGACGGAATATCTGGCGAAAGGCAGGTTCTGGAAACTGTTACAAGAAGTGGCAGACGATACAGAATACCCGGGATGGAATTTTGTATACCGTGGAGACCTCAACCTAAACGCAGAAAAAATCGAGGGTATCTTCGGGATCTGCGACAAGCAGATGATCAACCGGATCCGGGACGAAAACGGCGGACACCGCATGGTCAGCTGGATGCGCTACAGTGAAAAGATCAAAAAGAAGATCCCGACAGAGACCTTGCGCTTTCTGGAGAGAAACAAAATAGATACGGAAGATATCGCATTGTCTGGAAAGTATATGTCCCCACAGCAGATCGTCAATTACATCATCCGGCAGCAGAAGGAACAGTACCCGGCATATACTGCAAATGCTGTATTAGAGCAGTATGAAGATTACCTGTCCATGTGCCAGGCTACTGGAAAGGATCTGACAGATGAGATGGTATACCGGCCGAGAGAACTAAAACGGAGACACGATGAAGTAATCGTAGACCGGCAGCAGATGCAGATCCTTCGGGAGATGAGCCGGGACAGCGAGCAGAGGGAAGCATATGCCAGGGAAATGCGGTCAAAATACCCGACAGCAGAACAGACCCTGCAGGAGATCAGGGAACGGTATGAGTATGAGAACGGAGAATACAAGATCATCGTCCCGCAGACACTGATGGACATTGTCCTGGAGGGACGTGCCCTACATCACTGTGTAGGAAGCAGTGAGCGGTATTTTGACCGGATCGAGGACAGGGAGACGTATATCTGCTTCTTGCGGAGACAGAGTGACCCGGGAGTCCCATTCTACACGATCGAGGTAGAGCCGGGCGGTACGATCCGCCAGCACAGGAGCTATCTTGACGAGGAGCCGGGGATCGAAGAAATCCGGGGATTTTTAAAGGAGTGGCAGAAAGTATTGAAAAGCCGCCTGACCTGGAAAGACCGGGAACTGGCAAGGACGAGCAAGATCAAGCGGGAGCAGAACATTGAAGAATTAAAAGCCAAGAGAAATACCAGGGTGCTGAAAGGACTGGAAGAAGACTTTTTGGAAGCGGAGGCAGCAGGATGGAATTAACAGTATTTAAAGATTATAACGAGTACCACAACGAAGTAAGCGGGGTATTAAATCGAACAGTAGAAGATTTTGTATATACCGGATATCTCTTGAAACAGGGGCGGGATACCAACATCCTGAACGGATCCGGATACAGCAATGTAAACGAATTCGCCTGGGGCGAATACAAACTGGATGCTACCCAGGTATCCCGGTATATCCGGATCAATGATAAGTTTTCAGAGGGCGGGTATTCCCCACGCCTCCAGGCGCAATACCAGGGATTTGGTTATGCGAAACTGGCGCTGATGCTGACACTCCCGGATGAGGTCGTGGAAGAATTCACACCGGGTTACAGCAAGTCAGAGATCCAGACGGTCAAAGAAGAGATCGAGAGTGAAGAAAAGATCACGGATATCGAAGTCCTCCTGGAAGAAAAGAACGAAGCCCAGGAAGAAATGGGGATGTTAGAAAAAGCCTTCCATGAACTTTTCCTGGAAAATCCGAAACTGTACGTGGAGATGGCAGAATTCCTGAAACACAATGGAACAGAGCATCTGAAGGAATTCCTGGTTCCGGATACGGACAAGATCTACAGCATCCGGATCCAGGGGACTGGAAAGATCCTGATCTACATGAACGACAAAAAAGAGGAGATCACGATCCACGCGATCCGACAGCAGGAGAAAGAACAGTATTCCTGGGAGCAGGTCACGGACTGCATAAGCAGCATGACAGACCTGGAGAAAGACCCCAAAAAGCAATGGGAAGAGATCTATGACCGGGAATTTCCACAGGAAGAGAAACAGGAAATTGCACCGGTACAACGGAAAAAGCCGAAGGTTGAGAAAGCAAAGAAGCCACCGAAGAAACCGGAAAAGAAAAAACAGCCAAAACCAGAGAAAAAACAGGAAGAGACAAAGGAGAAAAAGGAAGAACAACCAGCAGCTCAGCTGGAGATTCCCGGACAGACTGAACTGACAAAGGATTTCCAGGAATATTGTCCAACACAGACCAGAAAAGCCTACATAGACAATCTGACAACAGCAGACGCAGCAGTATATATCAGCCACGGACTGAACGTTGTGATCCTTGCCTATCCGGAAAAAGTACAAAAATGGTTGGAACAGGAAGTGGATTCGAAAGGAGAAAGCATTGGATAAAATCGTAAGATCGATCAAAGAGGTGGATATGTCAGACATCTACATACCGGTCATAGCCGTATATGAAAATCCGGAAGATTATCCGGGAATGTGCGTGGCGAGGATTTTTGACATGAATCGTCCAACAGACACAGTGATCGTAAGAAAAACAGTGAAAGAAATCAATAGAGATATCAAGAGACACAAAGGCATGATTAAGGTGGCCAGAACAAAAAACGATGTGCCAAGCCTGGTGTGTATGTGGGTGTAAGGGATGGAAAGTATCATACAAAACAAAGACGGCAGATGCCTGCTGTGCAAAATGTTAGACAACGAAGAACACAAATACTGGTCATATGTAGAGAAACATCACGTGTTTAACGGACCGGATAGGAAACACAGTGAGGAGGATGGATTGACGGTCTATCTGTGTGTGGGACATCACAGAACCGGAAAGGCAGCAGTCCACCTGAACAGAGAGTCGGATCTGATTCTGAAAAGGTATGCACAGGCAATCTATGAAAGAGACCATACCAGGGAAGAGTTCAGAGGACGGTATAGGAAAAGCTACCTATAGTGGCAAGGCACTTAGGAATATATCACAAAAAAAGAAGAGGGTGCCTGGCTCATGAGGCACCCGGGAAGGAGCAGAGATGATTGAAAAATTAAAAGGAATATTTGGAATGCATAGTCCGAGTAAACAAATGTGGGAATGCGATACATGGCATAGAGACGATTTTCCACCGGTCGCGGAGGGAATGAAAAATGTGTCAATAGAGGTAGAAGTGCAACTGGAGAACAGAAAAATTGTCCCAGCCATCTACGCCAGACTGGAAGGCCGCTGGTATCTGGCAGAGGGCAGATATCCAAGAATCCAGGAGAAAGTAATTGGATGGAGGAGGAAGGAATGTTAGAAATTGTAGATATCAGGGATGCAACAGAGGAAGAAATCAAGGAATATACCAGGAAACAGGAAAGTCCGGAATGGCAGCAGCGAATGATGCAGGTATTTTTGCACAGACCAAAATGCAGACCGGATTGCTTCGGAGCAGCCAGCAATGATTGTGGGAGGTGTTCTGGATGAGTAGAGCAGAGAGACGCCGGGAGATGCGTGGACAGGAAAAGAAAGAAGTCACTCGAGTAATGACAATCGCCCAGATCCAGCAGATGAAAAAGGACATGGCAGATCTGATCGCGGACGAGCTGCTGATGAAGGTAGTTGGAATCGCAGCGTTGATCATCCATGATAAGTTCGGAATGCTTATGAAGAGAGAAGATGCTCAGCACAGAGAATGGATGTAGGAGGCGTTTTACGGTGGAAAAGATAATTTGTATACCGACAAAATCAGATAAACTTCGGATATCTGTCAGAATCACAGGAGAGATGGTTAAAGATTTTTGTGATTGCTCAAGAAAGGCATATACCATGTCGGGGAAAGACTGCGATACATGCAGCTGGGGAGATCTTACTATTGGAGATGTTGGAATGTGTGAGATGGATGAAGTTAGAAAAGCAGTAGGTAAATGGGAGGTGCCAGATGAATAGTGAAGGCTACAAGGACCCAACAGCAGAACATGCCATACAGGCAGCAGGACACCTTCCGGAACATATCTGGGAGCCGCTACGGCTTGTAAGGAACCTGCTTGGCATGGTGCAGATGGAACTGATCAGTATCACGGTGAGAGACAGAAGGAGCAAACGAAAATATACTTGGGGAGGTGGTACCGTTGGAGAAGGAAATACTGATGGAATACGCAGATATGAAAGCAGAGATGAAAGACCTGCGAAAAAGGATCGAAAAGGATCGTAGACAGCTTGAAAACTTGGAAGAATCTATCGTAACAGATTCGGTATCATGCGGAAAAAAGGGAAAGAAGTCCCTTGGTACGGTAAAAGTCACCGGAAGGCCGGATGGAGCGATCGAACGGAAGAAACGATCTCTGAAAAGAAAGCTACAGCTGCAGGAGATACTGGAAGCAGACCTGCTGGAAAAGCAGACACAGGCAGAAGAATATATTCAGTCTGTTGAGAAAAGTGAGTTCAGGATGATCCTGCGGTTCTTCTTTATCGACGATCTGACCTATGTGCAGACCGCTGAAAGAATGAATGCTGCATTCCCGAAGCGCCGGATCCGGTACACGGATGAGAACATTCGAAAAAAAATCCAAAGATTTTTTCAAAATGTCCCACAATGTCCGGAACAAAAGTGCTAATATGGTAACTGGGTTTACAGGCAAGATACATAATCATTCCTTCAAAAAAGTTGTTTGCTCATTTTGAGACCGGCGGTCGAAAGGCCGCCACCCCTTTGGAACGTAGTTCAGTGGTAGAACAGCTGGCTTATATCCAGCGTGTCGCAGGTTCGATTCCTTCCGTTCCGATTGCCGATGATGACGGCAGCAGCCAGCCTACCTGGACAGGAAAAAGTAGTTCAGGAGCCCGCCAGAGCTGATCTGGCGTCCTTCAATACATTGGAAACACCCTGCGATGCGGGGTGTTTTTCTATGTTGTAGCTTACGACTATTTGTGGTAATACGGAAGAATATGTTGTATGATAATGAAAAATGTATTGGAGGCATATAAGATGAACGAAAAAATTAAGGATCTCGTAGATGGAACAACAGGTGTTATAGGAGAAATCATAGCAGAAGATGTAATTCCCGCACTTGGAGCCGCAATGCTGAAAGGGACTGCGATAGAAGTGGCAACAGGTGCGGTCAGCGCGATTTCTCCAAGAATAGGTGGTATTATGATTGCATATAAGCAGAAACGCTTGGAAAGAAATTGGGAGCAGTATATAGCTTTGATTGCAGAGCATCAGGAAGAACTGAATCAAAGGTTAAATAAACTCGAAGAAAAACAACGCGAAGAAGTGAAAGATATATACTTTCCGTTAGTGTCTGATTATGTGGGAGAAGAAAAACAGTCTGAAAAGATAAAATTTATCGTGAATGGTTTTATCAATCTGTCAGCCGGGATCAATATGCAGGAAGATACAACACTGATGTATTACGATACATTAAGCCAGTTGAGCATGCTTGACCTCAGAGTGTTAAAATTATATACACAGCAGTATATCAATGAGGATCAGACAGGTGATGACATATATACCGTAATGGCTGATTATCAGATCGACATGGCACAGGTTTCGATGATAAAAGAAAAATTATTGAGACAGGGATTACTTCTCAGCCAGAATGAAGAGAAGATGGAGGAAAACATCAATAATGTTTCTGAATTCATAGAAGGATTAAGCAAAAACAAAAAGAATCTGAAGTTAAAGCGGATCAACAAAATAAGGAGAAGTGATTCCTACAAGATAACATCGTACGGAAGAAAATTCCTGAACTTTTTTACTGATATTGCTGAAGAGCAAACAGAAAAATAGAAAGCAAGTATAAGGCACCCTCCGGGGTGCTTTTCTAATGCAAAAATCAAAAACGAAATGAATGAGGGGTGGTGATACGTGGCGAGAGCACCCGATCAGAGGGCTATTGAAGCAAAAGAATTATATGACAAAGGTCTGAAATTAATTGAGATTGCCAAGAAATTGGACGTTCCGGTTGGGACAGTCCGGAGCTGGAAGAACAGACAGTGTTGGGATAATGCAACGTTGCAAAAGAAAAAACGCAACGTTGCGAAAAAAAGAGGCGGTCAGCCGGGGAACAAAAATGCTAAAGGGCATGGTGGAACAGGACCGCCGGGAAACAAGAATGCAGTTAAGACAGGGGAGTTCGAAACTCTCTTTTTTGATACCGTGTGTCCAGCGAAGCTGGACCACACTTGCCGGTGAAAGTCCGGTCACGGTAATCGCCAGTGAGCCGTGTAGCTAAACTCGGTGCGTTGTAGTAATACAGGGTGCTAAGCGAGTGGATAAAGTAACCTCGACAAGAGGAGCGAGCAATCATGCAGACCGTAACATTAAGTGAATTCTGCCGTATCGTTAAAAAGGTCTCTGATAGGAGAGCAAAGAGAAGTTGAGCCCTGGGTATATGGGCGAAAACCATGGAACGTGTGAAGAAACTGGAAAGCAGCACGGAAGAATCTCTCGGTATAGAGGAAGCGGTATGTATGAAAAGTGTGGTTCGGAACTGGAGAGACCCTACCCATCACCAAAAGGTAAAAAGAAAGCGTATAAGCTTGGCGAAATCGTATTTCTGATGGGAGGGAGTCGGAGAGGAACATAG